ATGCAAAAAATTATTTTTTATTTGATATCGCTACTTCTCATATTTTTTATATGTTTAGGCCTATCTATTATGATTAAAGATTTTTATAAGATAGAAGGTGATTACCTATCAGCTTTTTCGACACTTATTGCTGCGTTGGTTGCTTTTGCCCTTTATAAGGATTGGCGTGAAGAGCAAGAGTACCAAACAAAAAAAGAATTTATTCTAAATATTAAAAATATATTTAAGGAGTTATATGATCTCAATTTTTCAGAAATAGATCGTAGAGTAGATATTCTTGTCTCCTTAAAAAATGTAATTCCAAATTCTGATTTATCTTATAAAAGTATGACCAAAATTAATACTTATAAAGGAAAATATTTTGCGCTTTCAATGCATTTATTAATGAATTTAAAAGAGTATGAAATAGTTAGTGGTGATTCCATATTTATTAAAGAAGCTTTAAAAGATTTAGAAAAGCAAAATGATAGGATACAAAGGTCATATGAAGAGTTATTTAGTACTATGAATTTAGCTAAAATAAATTATGATGAATCTATTGAGAAAATGCATAATTTTAATAATTGCACTATTGAAGTAATTGGAGATATATATAATAAAATCGTAATTAAATTGATCAATAAACTTCGTCCACGTGATAGTAACATATAATTTATAGGGGGCTTGAAGCCCCTTTTTTAATTCTTCCTTCTCGACTGCCGTTGCTGCCTTTGAATATTCAGGTTTTCAAGGATAGGAATAACTTCATTCGGATCGTAAAGATGTTTGCCATCTGTTCCTTTGTTAAATGGACGAAGCTCATCAATAATTAATTTTCGAGACAGGCTATAGCGCTCCATTAACCATGCCGCAGTAACACGGTTTGGTATTTCCTCAGCTTTCATTTCAATGACTTTCCCAACATTAGGAATAATTTCATGAATGAATACCTGAGGTGGTTTTTCTGCTTCAACAACGACTATATATTTTCCCATACCTTTACCTATCTAATTACCCCTAAATACTGCAATGTTCTCAAGAGTGACCGCAGAGGGTCAGCAATACAGTCACTCATGTAGAACATCGCAGCTCTAAAATTGTTTTACTTTCTCCAAGTCGCTTCTTTAAATTTCGCCTCATCAATCAAGTTGTCGATTTGAGACGCGTTCACATTGTCGTAGTAATGGTTCATCAAGTTGCCGAACACAATTAGTGTTCGGGCTGAGGATGAGTAACGGAAGCTCATTTGAACTCCCGTGCTATAGTAGATCCAGCAATATCAGGTAAGACATTAAGAGCTTCATCGAATGCTAGTGCTTTGGCTTGTGAGGTGATGTCTACGTTTCCCGAAAGTTGATATTTAGTAAGTTCCTCTTTATACCGTCTATCTAAAAATGCATTGATTAGCCTAATAACTTGTTTGAAAGTATTGTTTTCTTGAGCCCGACTGATATGTGTGCGATAGGCCATTATGATTGAATAACGGGCATGTTCTCTTAGCTCATCAATACTCAGGGCATCAATATCGTAAGATACTAATTGATCAGCATTCATCAAATACGGCTTGATATTTGGTTCGGTTGGATTAAAAGAGAAAGTCGGTACTTTCTCTTGTTTTTGTTGTTTTGTGAATTCAATAATGTTGTTCATATAGCCTCTTTCATGGATAAGCTTTCTATCCGAGCTTTATGCTGATTAATAAATTTTTGAAAACATTCATGAGTTCGACCATCTATTTCCATTAATTCATTAGTAGGAATTAAACCTCGTTGTACAGTGAAATTTAGTTGAGGGCTTCTTACTTCTTCTTTAGCAATAAAAGTCAAAGCATCAATAAGTGAATAGAACAGTGGGGAAGCTGTTATAACAGGATGCTCAGAAGTTGCAGGTGCTTCTGCAATAAAGTAATGACAACTATCAAAATTATTTAAGGCTGTTTTCAACCAGTCTTGATAATCTTTTTTCTCTTCTGCTGTAGAAAAATAAGAACCATGACCGGAAAAATCGCCGTTATTAAATAGGTCTTCTAAACGTTGCTTATGCTGATCAATCCAGCGTTGTTCAACTTCCTCTGTTTTACCGTCGCCTCGTAACATATAATCTAAGTCAAGAGCACCGAGGCCAATGTAAAAGTCCTTTTCAGAATAGAAAAGCTCATAACGTTGCATCACTTTTTCTGCTTCTTCATAAGCAAAAAATGGTGTTTGATCTAGACCAAATGGAAAGACTTCTTTATCTTTTTGAAAAACACTAAAGTAATAACAAGAATTCTCTAAAGTTTTCTCAAGCTCTAAGCGTTTAAGTAGCTTTTCTTTGCGCTCTTGATTTTTTTGAGCTTTTAAAGTTTTTTGAAGCTCAATATTGGCAATCCGTTCTTTATGCTTTTGTTGCCAATTTTCCCAATATTTGTTGGCAGCTGGGCGCATAGCTCTTTCTAAGATTATTGCACCTTCAAAATACTGAAGATCTAATTCTGGATTTGACTTATAGAGCTCCTGAGCAAACTCATTTAGCTCATCAATACTAAAAAATGGAGCATCCCAAGTTCCCATAGGACATTTATCACCAACTACAGAAAGTGCAAAGTAATGACAATAGCGGGTTTTAGTTGAGAAAGCCTTTAACCACTCTTTACTCTCCTGAGATAAGATGAAGTTAGTAAAAATTGAAAAGTGAGTAAATTTTACATGTGCGTTCATAATGAAATTCCTTAAAAATCTATTAGAAAAGAGTTATTTCTATGTGTTCACAGGTAAATCTAATGAAATATCTTGCTGAAAAATTGAACTTTTCTTAAGACTGATGTTTGTGTTATTGAGATCAAATGTAAGATCAATATTATTAATTGGATTTTGCCGTTTATAAGTTTGTGGCTGAGTTAACCAATTGATTAGAGCAGTGGTTATAAGCCATAGGATGAGTGAAAGGGCAGCAAACTTTATGAAGTCTATTGCATTAGCTTTAAATACAGCTAATCGTGATAAGCGCTGCTCCTCAACAGTCGGATGTTGATATAAACGCGCTGTGGTTTGACTCGGAATAGGTCCTTGTTTCATACTTATCTCGCAGTTTATGCAAAGCACCCATGAGTTCGAAGGCAAGGGTGCTTTTTTGTTTTCGATAAGATGAATATTACCTAATAGGTAATTTATTGCAAGTATTAAATTATCTTTTTTATAATTTTTATAAGGAGTTTAAAAAATACCCCGCCAATAAGGCGGGCTGAATAATAAAAATATGCTCGGTTATACAATAGTTTGTACTTAAATCTTAAAATTATGGATTATTTTGATTTGATCCTTTTTTCAATCATCTCATTAATAGTACGAATTGTATTGTTCAAAATGATATCTATGTCAGCCATATCTTGATTAGAAAGTACTTTTTCATTCTTAAGATTATCTATTTGCTCAAAGAAACTAATTAATTTGTTGTACCGAGGACTATTTACTCCAGAAACTTCCTTACTGATATCTAAGCGATGAGTCTCATGTGGTATGTCCAGCCAGCCATGAGGCTTTCCAAATGCTTCCTCAATTTCACGAGCTACTTTATTGCCAATGCCTTTAATTGGAGTAGTGCCAGCAAACTGACTCGTTTGAGACTGACCTTTATTAATTTTATTAGCAAAGTTAGAAACACCACCAACTTGGTCAACCAAAATACGAGTGTTGTTATATCTAATCGTTTTGCTGTCCATAAATTAACTCAACTTTTTCGGTAGTTTTAAGGTGTAAAAAAATAACCTGTCAGGTGTTATTTACAGGCAAATTATACCTGTCAGGTAATATTAGTAATATTTATCCTTATCACCTTAAAGGTAAACAAGAAAAAAGGTTGTATTTATATTACCAAAAAGATAATATTTAGATTGATTAATGAGGATCAATCTATGGAATTTCGTACATTTGTACTTGAGTTAACCGATGAAGAGCTTGAGAAATATGCAAAAAAATCAGGCACAACAGTTGGTTATCTTAAAACACATTTATTCTATGGCTATAAAGAACCACGTCGGGCTTTGCGCAAAGCATTGGTGAAAAACAGTAATGGAAAAGTTTCTGAACTTGAGTTGATGCGTCATTTTGCTTCGTATTCTATTGGTAATGTTGATAACCAAAAGAGTAATACAGCAACTCTTTAAGAAAAACGTTCAAAAGGACTAGCCATGAACATATTAGATGCTGCTTATAACACTGTTCACGATTTTAAAGGTGGAGCAAATGCACTTGCATCACGTATGGGTATTAAGAGCCCAGCAGTACTAAACAGTAAGGTTAACCCAAATACTGAAACGCATCACCTGACTTTATTAGAAGCAACGAAGCTAATGGGTATTACAGGGGATTTCCGAATTCTTCAAGCACTTTGCGCAGAGCACAGTAAGGCTGCAATTGATTTACCGAATATACCTGAAAGTCATAGAGATATATGTCTAGTGGATACCTTTTTAAATCTAGGTATTAAGAAAGGGAATGTAACAGAGCTATTTAGGGAAATGCTTGCAGATGGGAGAGTAACTAAAGGTGAAGCAATAGATATAGCAAAGATTATACATGACATGCACATCCTGCTAGCCACATTAGAGCAACAAATCAATACCTGTATTCAAGGCAAATAAAAAACCGTTTCCTGTTCGAGCAAGAAACGGCTTATGGCATTCAGATCTATAGCGAGATAAGAACATGAACAATCTAACAAAATTCCCACCTAGAGGCAAATATGAGTTCAAACAGGACCGTTTGCAAGAGCAACAAGACCATGATGCCTATGCAGAAGCACTTGTGAGCTACAGACAAGCGAGCAATGAATTGAAAAAGGCTATAGGTGTGCAAAAAGACTTTGAAAAGACCAGTTGGTCAGCTGCAGAGGCAATAGAAGACCTAATGTTGAATCAAGATAAATACGCATTGATTAATCGCTTTGAAGAAGCGGTTATCAATAAATTAAAGGCAAAGGAGCGGTTGTAATGGCTAGAGCAAGAAATATCAAACCGTCTTTTTTTCAAAATGAAAATATTGTTGAGCTTTCTTTTGAAGCGAGATTGTTATTTATTGGACTATGGACTTTAGCAGATCGTGAAGGCCGTTTAGAGAATCGTCCTAAAAAGATCAAAATGTCTTTATTCCCAGCAGACGATATAAACGTTGCAGAACAGTTAGAGAACATTTCTAAGCTGGGTTTTATCGAGTTATATAACGCAGATGATATTGATGTTATCCAAATCGTAAACTTTGTTAAGCATCAGAATCCACATGGTTTGGAGAAAGATAGTGAATTACCTGATCAAAATGGTATCTACACTGTTTACCATCGGAACCCTAAAAATAAGACAATTACCGGGAATGTAGTTCTTGTTACGAAGACTGAGTTAAAGGACTTTTACGACAAAACTGACAATTTCTCTGCTAATAAAGCCTCTGTAAATAATGAAAACAGTTTTCAGGTTCACGATTCCAATGGAAATAACGGTAATGAGAATACAGAAGAACATTTAGATAACAGTTCTGAAACTGTTCTTATCTCAGACCGAAACGCCCTGAATCCTGAATCCTTTAATCTGAATCCTGAAAATAATAATTGTTCATCTGACGATGAACGTACACATATTCAAAATTCAAATGAAAAACTTTTTGAAGAGTTTTGGAATGTCTACCCAAAGAAACAACAGAAGAAGACTGCATTTGAGAAATTCAGAAAGATTAATTTTAAGAAATACCCATTTGAAAAAATCATGAGAGCACTTGAACAACAGAAGAACTCATCTCAATGGCTCAAAGATAATGGCCAGTTTATCCCTATGCCTTCTACGTGGATTCATCAAGAACGTTGGAATGACTTACTTGAGCTTCCTCCTAATTTAACTCTGCATGAACAGCCACCATTGCCCGATTTCAGCAAGTTTATTGAGTTGCGGGGGGATTGGTAATGCTTGAGTCAAAAATCCATAATATCGCGATTGAGCAAGCTGTACTGACGGCATTAATGACCGTTGCAGACTCACTTGAGACAGTGATCAATGATATCGATGTAGAGTGTTTTTATCCGGAACGACATAAACAGATTTTTCGAGCTATTGTCGAGTTGCACAACGAAAACCAACCCTATGACGTCGTCATGGTTGAGCAACGCCTTAAACAACAAAATATCCTGCACCTTATGGGGGGCACAGAGTATTTGAAAACGATGATGGGTGAAGCACCATCTAGTTTTTTCAATTTAGAATCATATGCTGCTACCTTGATTAAATTCAAAGCGCATCGGGAGCTAGAAGCGTTAGGGCAGAAATTCACGCAGCTTGCGCAGGATATGAGTCAGCCAGATGTATTCACTGAAGCTGAAAATCTATTTGGTCAAAATGATTTAACGGAACAAGCTTATCAAGGTGTGAGTCTGAAAGATGCACTCCAGAGTTCCATTCAGCAAATGATCGAGAAATCAGAGGCACGTCATAACAAGCAATTTGTTGGTGTACGTTTCAATCTTGAACATCTAGATAACAAGCTTGGAGTAATCCAACGTGGACATTTTTGTGTAGTGGGTGGGCGTCCTGGCTCAGGGAAATCTACATTGGCGCAAATGTTGGCGATTGATACGGCATTAGTATTTAACCAAGCTGTTTTGTTTGTATCGGCAGAGATGGACAAAGAAACGCTGGCTAATCGTTTAATTAGCGCCTTAAGTTCTATCCCATACAACAATATCCACAATGCTGATCTATACGATGGAATGCTTCAGCAATACACCAATGCTAGAACTGCGTATGAAAATCTACCGATTTGGATCGAACCAAAACAGAAGCCATCCATTAGCGAAGTTCGCTCATATGCACGTAAAGCGAAGCGTAAATATAAGGCCCTAGGCTGCATCATTGTAGATTATCTGCAGTTACTACGTGATCCAACTAAGAAAGACCGTTTTCAAGAAGTGAGTTCAATTAGCCGTGAATTAAAGTCGATGGCAAAAGAATTTAATTGTCCGGTCATCGCTTTAGTACAACTCAATCGTGATTCAGAAAAGAACCAACGTCCTAAATCATCTGACATCAAAGAGTCTGGACAGATTGAGCAGGATGCAGATCAGATCATTATGGTTAATCCACTGACTAACAAAGATGATCAACAACCATTAGGGGTAACAGAACTAATTATCACCAAAAACCGTCATGGTAAGAGAGGAATTGTACGTGTGCGTGATCATCTGGATGTTTGTCGATTTAAGGCGATAGAAGAGCAGACAGACTTCGATAGCGAGCATCAGTTTTAACTTTGACAAATTGGGGAAATAAGATGAATACAGCAGTACATATTATGCAAACGGTTAATTGGTCTAAATACGATTTACCAGGTTGGTTACGCCAATGTGGAGCTTGGCAGCGGTCTTGTAAAAATGGTTACAGTACGAATAACCCGATTGCCGTTGCCATGAAAAAAGCAAAGGTGAGATTAAATAAAAATCAAAGAGCAAAACTGATTGCATATTATCTTTGTGATGAAGAGTTACCAAAAATAAAGCGTCATAAAATGTCGTGCGATATCACTGATAATGAGGCAAGAGCTGTACAAAGATTAGTCCTAGATGTCATAAATGGTACGGATAGCGAAGCTCTGCTCGACTGGATGCAAGTCATTATTAGCCGTTACTTTAATGATAGATCTTGGGCTGAACTGGAGACCCCAAATCGTACAGTGATGGATGCGAAATATGACGTGCGTTGTGGTTTGGCAGCATTGCATGTGCGCTATCCATTTATTCAGTATGTGAAAGGTACGGTTTAAGGGGAATGAATATGATGGCTGAAGAAAAATTTAAGCTGATACATGATTTTAATGAAATTTTAGCTCGACCACATTTTGTTGAATCGGCGCATATTTCATCAGATGATGAGGGGATTAAACTTAAAGATTTGTTAGGCCATTATCAATTTAAAGATAAAGTTAAATGTGGCATTGCCCAATGTGGGACTAAGCACCAAAAAGGGTATGTGGTAAAGCTTACCGATGATACTGAAATCATTATTGGTCATGTTTGTGGTAAGAGAAATTTTGGTGTTGATTTTACAGATAAAGAGCGGCAGTTTAAGGCTCAGAGAATTCATGCTGAACAATTCCAAGCAATGAAAGATACCTTTGAAAAATTGCCACAATTGAAACAGAAATTTGAAGAAGTATTAACTCAATCTGGGAGGCTTGGTTTTGTTGAGATAAAAATGGGAATCAAAGGTATACAGGGTGAAGCTTTTGATTATTGGATGAATCAGGACATTAGAAATCGTGTAACTTCGAATGGTGCTGTTACAGAAGAACAGTTTAAAACTGAACAGGAAAAAGAATTTGAAGAGCAAATATATCTTCAACAATGGGGTAAAACGAGAGTTATTAGGGACACAAAGACCGTTACATTGGCAAATATTGATGAATATAGCCTGATAGCTCAATGGCACGAGGCAGAGAAACTTAAAGCCTATTTTGAAAAAATACACCGTGATATCAAAGATCCTGCGGGTATGCAAAATGATGCATTTAAGAAGTTAATCTATGATTTGAGAGGCTATGAAAATAATCTAGCTGAACTCGAAAGTTACTGTAAACGTGGAAATCGATTGTTAACCCAAGAAAACTTAATGAAACTAGGACTGCTATTCCATAAATCTGATGACTTAAGAAAAGTTAGACAGTTTGCTGAGAAGTACAAAGCTTAAGCTGATTTATATAGACGATATGTTCTTGGATGAGGCGCATAAGAAGGCGACGCAACGAGCGACGAAGACTTAAATGCTGACTTTCGGTACATAACTTAGACTTTGCGACGTAGCTTAGCGGGGTTGTTGACACATAATACTGCGATAGTCTTGACATGCTTCTATATTCGGAGTATTGACGCGGTGACTAAGACGACGTAATATTCGCTATAGGTAACCTTCTTATTGAACGATAAGAAGGTATTTTCGTCTCAGGAGAATAGCTATGAAAAAAATCATTGAAATTAAAGAGAAAAATGGCGTAATCTCTCTAAAAAACAATTTAGGCACTTGTAATGGGTTTGAAGGTTGGGATTGGTAAGCGCACTTATACTTTTAATTGGACGTTTGGTTTAGCGTTCACTGCACTTTTAATAACATTGCTATTAGCCATTCCGCAACTAGCCACTTTCTTTAAAATAAAGACATGGTCAGTTTCAGACTGGCTAATTTTTTTACAATTGATTGTTTTCTTTGCGTCCGCAATTATTGCTTCATCTACCATTAAATCATCCAGAATTACTGCTCGTGAAAGAGCAACTCTTGATACTATTTTAGACGACAATAAAGATGAAGAGCTCTATGATGCAAAAATTCTAGTGCATGATTTCAATAAAGATCCAGCAGCATATTATAAAAGGCTGGGAGATCTTGAAAGTAAAAGAGATTCTTTAGCCCAATTATTTCAGGTCGATGGTAGCCTTTTAACTGATAATGAACATGCAGTTAGAAAAAGTCTAATTAAAGCTCTTAATAGATATGAGTTTTATGCTGTTGGTATTAACCAAGGCCTATTAGACGAAACACGGCAGAGTAAAACTTGAAGTGCGACATAAACCACCTAATTAATTTAAAGGGTTTATGGAGTATATAAAATTGTCATACCATCATCTTAACTTTGAAGATCGTACTGCATTAATGCTTGAGTCAAGAAAAGAAGGCTTTTCAGCCAGAAAATTTGCTGAACTCATTAAAAGACATCCTAGTACGATCTATCGTGAGCTTAAAAGAAATAGCATCAATGACGTTTATCAAGCTCGATATGCTTCTGATAACACCTTCGCTAGACGTAGACGTGGTCACAGAAAACTCAAAATCGATTCAATCCTCTGGAAATTTATTGTTGAAGCGATCCGTTGTTTATGGTCTCCTCAGCAAATAGCAAAGCGTTTAAAGACATTTCCTGATTTG